GTCCTCGTTTCTCTCGATCTTGCTATCCTCAATCTTATAATCGATCAACTCGATCAGCCTGTCCTCCTCGGGGCCTCTCCGGTCCTCCGGTATTCGGGTATCATAAAGTATATCCTCGAATCTCATTTTCCGGTCGGCCGGGAGATCCTCCCACGGACTTTTTTTATTCCTTATCACCTGTCCCAGTCTTTTCCTTGGTGTTTCCATTCCTAATTTATTTAATAGATTACTCGTATCAGCGTGTTGGATGAAGCCTATACGGGAAGAGGCCCTCTTCCTTATCTCCTCGTCCGGCAAACCCTTCTTTCTCAATCTCGCTATCTGGCGGCAGAGAGCCACCTTGTTACGTTTCCGGACACGGACGTGATCCGGGAAATGCACGTATCCCCCCGTATCGACACCGTCCGTCACGTGCCCGATCTTCCATCTCGGGTTAAGACCGATCCTAAGCTCGTTAGCGTAATAAAGACCGATCCACTCGATGACAAGGTGCAAGAATACGGTGTCCTCATGCAGTATCAGGACATCATCGGCGAGACGGTAGCAGAAATCCAGACGGTTCAGATATCCCTTGAACCTGTCCGAGAGATATTGGATCCCTTTGGATAACTCCTCATAATCATGTTCTGTTTTGGCCGTTGCGATACTTTCCTCTATATACCTTTTCGTGTAGTACTCAACCAAAGCAGGGCATTCCCCGACATGGAAGCACCGCTTCAAATCGTGATCGAAAAGATAAAGATAGACAAGCGAGAAGAACTGCGCCAGCTTCGTGCCGGGAAACATACCGGTATCCCCCTCGACGCTGTCAATGATCTCATCAAGCCTTCGCAATAAATGATTATCCTTGATACGTGTCCTGAGCTGGCTTTTCAGTACCGGGTGATTGACGGTCGGATAGAAGTGGTGGATATCGCACAGGAGATAGTCGGTGGTACGTTCCGGATATTTTCTTAAGACCTTCCGGATCATCCTCATGTAGGCGTGGGGACCGCGTCCTCTCACCCCTCCGTAGGTATATGCGGAGAAGGATCTCGTAAAATAATCCTCCACCTCATTGAGCATCGCCCAGTGCTGGACATGATCCGGAAAAGGGAGCATCCCGATAAGACGTTTTTTCGGCTCATGGACGGTCATGAAACGATACGGGGAGGTTACGAACGTCCCGTTTTCAAAAGAGTATAGGAGATCGGAAAGGTTCTTTTCCAAGTCCGCCTCGAACTTTGTTATGGCCTTTTTGCCATGCTTGTTCTTGCAGGCATGATCAAAAGCCTTGTAATAGTTTTCTTTCCGGGCTATATCCCCGGAAAAGTCACCTTTTCTCCTCATGGTGTCCCAAGTGTCTTTTAGTGTCCAGTGTCTGCAATCGCCATCAGGTCATGAGCCGTCGGTTTATCAACCTACCGGGACTATACCCTTAGCCTTGATTTTTTGTCCAGTGACAGGGTCTCTCCTCCACTTCTTCTTACTGAATAAATCAGCGGCGTATCCTAGGGGCGACGACCAGTTCACGTTAGCGTTCGAGACCGCATTGTTACCATTGAGGTACGCTAAGCCAGCATTAGCACCGTTGTTCGCATGACCACGACGGAACGGACAGCGAAGGCCGGAAATAGCGTTGTCGTTATACCAACCGTCGCAATAATAGGTGCTGGAGCTGCCGGAGGCGACAGTCGGGGCGGAGCATAGATTCTGCATACTGAGCTCAGTGATATATTTCCAGCCACTGGGATCGTTCTTAGGAACCTTCGCAGCCTTTATCAGACCCTCGATCGAGTTGATGTTGAAAGCCGAGTAAAGGGACGGGGCGACATAATAATCTCCGCTACCGTCGGACAGCTTGTTTATCAAAGCGCCACGCTCGATCAGACCGATATGCCCGTAGAAGTTCTTCAAGCCTAGGAAGCAAGGGACGTGCGCTTGGTGGACGGTACCACCGTCCGAGCCCTTCACGGCGTAGTCGCTCACGCCGACCGAGTCCCCCAACTCGATCCCTACGCTCGTCGGAATAATCGGATAACCACCGTTATGGCTCGACCAAGGATCCCAAAACCATTCCGTAACTCCCTTACCGGTACCGCCCTGATATAGGCCATTGGAGTCCTTTACCGGGTTCAACGCGGACTGGCAATCACGGGTACCCATGATAAGGCGGTAGAGATAACCGACGACGCTGTTCGCGACGAACCAGCCGGATTCCCAGCCCTCACCCTTCTTGCGGGCGGCCGTGCCGAAAGCCGCGGCGTTCATGTTCGTGGCAACCATGCCTAGCTGCGTGTTGTGCTTCCCGTCCCTCGTCGCGTCGTTGTTCCCGCCACGATAACGGGGATCGTCACTGACGACGGAGACCAACGTGCCGCTCGTACGGTCCATGACGCCGGCTCCCAAGGCCGACGTACCCCCGGCCGGGATGTAATAGTTCAAATGACCCTCGATCGGGGTCGGGCTGACAGCCTCGTAATAATAGGTGGAGTCAACCCACCAAGAGTAGTAGTGGGCGTTCCAGCACCACAGGTAATCGCCCATCGTGCCGTCCAAGGCAGCGGGACTGCCGTCGGCGAAACGACGGTGGTTCGTCGGGTCAAGCTTACGCCGGCTACGGTCAACGGACACGAGGTAGCAGCCCAGACCGATCACGGAGGGAAGATCCCGCAGGAAATCGATATTACCGTAAGCCTCGCCGACTGGCGTGCCCTGACCACGTTTCCAGCGACGGATAGCGACGTGCTTGTTCACGATCGATACCGCATCGGCGAAAGGGATCTTAACCGACTCGCCCGTTTCCTTGGACACTCCCTCGATCAAATACTTGGAGGGCTGGCTCGTGTCGGCCAAGGGCAGCTGGTCGATCGTCTTGCCGTTATCGAAGGCCGTGATGATAGCGCGTACCTTCTCCTCCTCTGCTGTTGTTAATGACATGATTCTGTATATTAAAATGTTAGACAATTATACCTTTCGTATCCGGCTACCGGATAAAAATCTCATCACGCTACCGGCCTTACGAATGACCGGGGCAGTAACCTCAATGACTATCGTTTGGGACAACGAGGTGTTATGCGACGGGATAACGTGGATCGTGGCCGTGCCGGTCTTACGGACAGTCAAGTTTCCACGTGGGTCCACGTACAACGCATCACCGGAATAAAACGCCTGTTGAAATATCACATTAGGTAATACATAAGCTGGAAAAAGACTCACGGCTATCTTCTGGGCGACGGCATTCCCTAACGTTATCCTCTTGACATATTTCAGCTCCATACGGGTAGGGGCAAGAAGCGCTTGACTTATCAACGATTGCTCGGCCGCTTTCATGGAAGCGATCTGCGCATTGCCCTCGGAAATCATCGCCTCAGCCTCGACAGCGGCAGCCAAAGCCTCATCAGATGCTCGACCGGCCAAATCAGCCTGTTTCCCAGCCTCCAACGCTTTAGCGTTAGCCAAACCCGCAGCAGAGATAGCGTTCCTCGTGGCCTCGATAGCCTTATTCGCCTCCGCAAGGGCGGTCTTGGCCGCTTCCGTTGCCTGCGTACCACGGGCGATACATTTCCACCAAGCCGTATCGGTCAAGGGGTGGTTCTTGTTTCCGTCCTTGACACAGAGGTAGCAGCTATCATCCGTGACGACGAAATCGAAGGTGTTGTACGTACTCGCCGTGGCATAAACGCCCTTATCGACGAACGCCACCTTCCCCAATACTATCTGACTCATTATAATTCCTCCTTCCTTTTTTTGGTCATACGTTCAAATACAGCTCACCGGTCTCTTGGTTGAGCTTGACAAGGTTTGGTGACACCTCGTCTTCGTAGGACATCACCAGCGTCATGTCGGCGGGGTTGATCGTGAAGGTCGGGTACAAGACGCCTCCCTTAGCGAGGATGCCCGTATCGACATACCTGTCCCCATCCAGATCCCATTTCCACCAGTTGCCGTTATCGCCAACCTTCCACGGGTGGTCGGCCAGCTCTTGCGCGCGGTCACCCTGTGTCTTGGCGAAGTTACCCTGCGTGTTGGCGTAAGAAGCTTTCTCATTCGCCAATTTCGCCGCATCATTTGCGTTTTTAGTTGCGATCTCGGTATCTTCCTTGATCTTCTCTAGCCCATCGTGGGCGGTATTAGCGTTAGCCGCAGCTTTATTGGCTAGATCAGCCGCGGTATTAGCCTTACCGGTTGCGGTATTGGCGTTCCCTGTTGCGGTGATGGCGTTCGCCGTGGCCGCCTCGGCGTTCAGCTTGGCGGTGTTGGCATTGGAGGCCGCCGTATTGGCCGCCTTGGTAGCGGCACGGGCGTTGGAGATCTCCGTGAGCATGTTCTCGTAAGCCGTCTGGATGGTTCCGAGGCTCACCTTCACGCTGGTTTGTATACCGTCTATGATCTTGCAACCGATCGTGTACAGACCGGTAAGGCTGTCAACCAACGCGAGTTCCGATATTTTCTTCTTCTTTTTAGGCATATATGTTCAAGTCTATGTAATACTCCCCGTCCTCCGTGACCACCAGTTCCCCGGCCTCGGTAGCCAGCAGGTAATCGACACCATCCATCCGGAACACCGTGAACTCCAGCGTGAGGTTGAATGTCACCACCATACGCCCCCGGAGGCTCTCAAGCTTCCAGCCGGACGTCCTCTTGTAGTAGCAGGGGTATTCCTCCACGTTGTAATCCACGTACAGCGAACGCTCGCCCGGCTGGATCAAGGCATCCAACAGGGCGTCATAACAACTCCAGAATGTCGTCATTGAGCCGGCGATGAGACAGCATTTAAGAGTGACCTCCTTGCTATTATACACCACCTTGCCGGCATCGTAGATCCTACCGTCAACGTCCAGTACCGTACGGGACAGGTTAGTCTTCACGGTCGGAGATCTCATGATCTCGTCCCGGCCCTCCGTCACCATCACGCCGTATCGATCCAAGGGTACGCCGTCCAGCTCGTACTCGGATGGAGGAACATACGCTCTACCCTCCGGGATCGCCATGAACGAGGGTCTTACGGGCTGATCCTCGGCGAACCGTAACGTGAAGGCCTCCAACGTGTCCCAATCCTCATATGCCGGGCTCTGGATGAGTCGCAAGCTCCACTCCCTGCCCAGCGAGGGGATACGGAAGAGGTGATACCCGGACTTCGATAGGTGCTCGACGAGAGCGCCGGCGGATCTTCCGTCCACGCTGCGGACGAACGTGATGTTGAGCTCCCGTGGTTTCAAGGTGGGCTTTTCCAAGTCCGGCTCTATGCCGTCCTCGTCCGGCCAGTCGTTCCTAGCCGGTTCCACCAGCTCGGGGAACGGGAGAAGGCCGTCGTAACCTCCCTCCGTGATCCATACGCCGAAATCGGTGTAGGCGTCCTTGCCGTCTATGTATAACTCACCCCTCATAAGATCACCACGGTATTATCCTTGTTTATCTCAACCTCTCCCCCGATATTCACCAGCAGGATCACGGCGTAGTCGCTCGCCACGACCCTAGCCTTGCCGCCGTGCATGAGGATCACCTTGTGAACACGCTCGTTATCGTCTATCGTTATCACCGCATCCGTATCACCTATCACGGCGATATTGCCGGGATTGGTTACGTCCACGTGGCCGGAGTCAACGTACACCCCGTAGGGCATCACGTGACCGGCCATGCCACGGAACATGTCTAACGACGGGAAATCATTCTCCGCGCAAAACTCACGCCCCTGCGGGCTGAAGAACAGCCACACGAGGCTTCTCCAGTCCGTCACCCCGTTAGAACCACTGCACGCCCCAAGCGAGAGGGCCGATTTGATTATGTCGTTAACCGTCTCCATCATTATCTTGATCTCATTAATATACCCTTGTCGTTAATAGTCTTTATACCGGAGGCCGCCGACTTGGTATTCGCCTCTATCTTCTCGGATAGGGCCTCTATACGCCCGGAGATCTCAGCTACCTTGGCCGTGTTCTCCGACACCTTCCCAGACAGATCCTTGATCGCCTCCACGTTCTTCCATCCCCTTGTCTGGAGGTCATATATGAAGCGCATCTGGTCGGCTATACCCGTCACTTGCACCAACGTCCTATCTAAAAATATAAGTTGCGTTGACATCTTACCGTCTATCACGTTAGCCGAGTCCTGCGAGATGGAGGCGATGCCCTTCGAGGAGGCCACACGGGTATTATCATCCTCGGGATCGTCAGGCTTGAAGTACTTGTCGGCCCAGCCGAACTTACGGTCGAGGTCGTCGGCCAGCTCCTGCGCCTTTTGGTCGAGGTAGTCTTGCTCCCAATCACTGATGTAATTATCAGACCAGAACTCAAGCAGCTTCTCTCGTATGGCTTTCATGGGATCGGAAGCGGCGGCCTTGATCGACTCCGTGACCATGTTCCTTATCATCTTCCTCACGAGATCCTTAGCTGATTGGGCCTTGTCTTCCCCAGCTGACCATGCCTCGGCGTAAGCGTTGGCGAAATCGTCGATAGCGGATTTTATGTCACTACCGAAAATGGCGTCCTTGCCGGCCTCCTTGTTATCCGCTATGGTATTATTGATCTCGTCTATCTGGTCCCGCCACTCCTTGATACGGTCATTGTCGGTTTTCTTCTTGTCCTCCTCCTCCTTGATCTGGTTTTGGATAAGCACTTTTTGCTGTTCCAATAGCTTATTCTGCTGGTCGATAAGCTTGGAGGCATCCTTGGAATAGGCTTTCTCGATGGACCTGCCCAGCTTGTCGTACGACTTGTCCAACGTGTCGATCT